TTGAAGCTAACTTAAGTGTAAAAGAGGGCGATACCGTATACCCAGCTGAATATACTACCCATGGCGTTATATTTTATTTTAATGATTATGATGGCGCAGAGATATCATACCCAGAGATTGGAATGCAATACAAGCCAGAAAAGGGTGATATGCTAATTCATAGATCAGACATATCTCATGAGGTGCTGGCCTTAGAAAGCGATATAAGATATACACACTCTAATAAAATTTTTGTATATATTGATGTCCCATTGGGTGTAAAATGAGCTTTGATTTTTCTGACCTAATAGATATTCTGGACGGCGAAGAGTTTGAAGAAAAGCCAGTAGATTTAAGGACATTTGTAAATGATCCAAACTACTTGGGGTTGCCGCCTCTATCAGAGTATCAATACACTTTAATTGAAAAAAGCTCTCAGATTTATAAAGAGTCCACGCTAAAAAAATTATTTGGCGAAGAAGAAGGTGCCACTAGATTTAAACAAACTGCTAATGAAGTTGTAGCACAGCTAGGCAAAGGCTCTGGAAAAGATTATTGCTCAACAATTGCTGTAGCTTACATAGTTTATTTACTACTATGTTTAAAAGACCCAGCAACATATTATGGCAAGCCTCCTGGTGACTCGATTGATATTATTAATATTGCTATAAACTCGCAGCAAGCAAGCAATGTGTTTTTTAAAGGCTTTAGAAGCCGCATAGACAAGTCTCCATGGTTTGTTGGTAAATACTATGCAAAGGCATCTGAAATCCAGTTTGACAAGGCAATCACAGTTCACTCTGGGCACTCGGAAAGAGAGGCGTGGGAAGGATACAATGTTATAGTTGTTATTCTTGACGAGATATCTGGATTTGCAATTGAAAATACAACTGGCCATGATCAAGCAAAAACTGGTAGTGCAGTTTATGACATGTACAGAGCATCAGTTGACTCACGATTCCCAGATTTTGGCAAGGTTATATTACTCTCATTTCCTAGATTTAAGAATGATTATATTCAACAAAGATATGATGCTGTAATTGGTGAAAAGGAAACTGTAATAAGGGAACATAAGTTTAAAATGTATGAAGAGATTCCTGATGGGACGGATGGCAATGAGTTTGAAATACAGTGGGAAGAAGACCATATCATATCTTACAAGATACCTAAAGTATATGCTATTAAGCGCCCGACTTGGGAGATCAACCCAGTTAGAAAAATTGATGACTTTAAGACAGCCTTCTATACAAACCCAACAGACGCTTTATCAAGATTTGCTTGCATGCCACCTGACGCAGTTGATGCATTTTTTAAATCAAGAGAAAAAGTAGAAAAAGCTTTTAGCGTAGGACAAATAGCAGTAGATACATTTGGAAGACTAGAGGAGTGGTTTCTCCCAGACCCAGATAAAAAATATTATATCCACGTAGACTTAGCGCAGAAGCATGACCATTGTGCCGTTACTATGGCACACGTTAATAGGTGGGTCAATGTTAAAGTAACAGACACATATTCACAGCCTGCTCCAATTGTGGAGATTGATGCTGTCAGATACTGGACCCCGACCCCAGATAAATCTGTAGATTTTACTGAAGTAAAAGACTATATTCTGTCTCTTAAAACAAGGGGATTCAATATAGCAGTATGTACCTTTGACAGATGGAACTCTCATGATATGATGCAACAACTAAAACAATATGGCATCAATACAGAGATTCTGTCTGTCGCTAAAAAACATTATGATGATATGGCCATGATCGTTGCGGAAGAAAGATTGATTGGCCCACATATACCTTTGCTTATTGACGAACTCTGCCAGCTTAGAATTATGAGAGACAGGGTGGACCACCCAAGAAAAGGCTCTAAGGACTTAGCAGATGCTACATGTGGCGCTATATTTAATTCAATAAGCAGAACAAAGTTTGATAACAATCAAGAGATAAATATACATACATATGAATCAATGAGTTACGACAATGATTTTGGATCAAAAGATGATCCTGAAACAACAAGTTATAATATGATTAGGGCGCCAAGAATGCCTGAAGACTTAAGAGAAGCAATGGACAGGATGCAAATAATATGAGCGAATACCAAGAAAAAGCAAAAGAATGTAAGTGCTGCAGCAAGCATGTTCCGCTACCAACCGTACTTAGGGAGTATAATGGAACTGTAGTGTGCCCAACAACATTTTCAAATATTGTTGAGTATAAAAGACTCTGGGAGTCTTTTGGATCAAGACCAATGGGATCAATTAGAAAACATTTTTCTGAGTACGTACAGCAAATAGTCGAACAATCTATTGACAAGAATTAAGTATATTAGGTATACTTTCAACTAGGCAACAGTAGCTTAGTTGGTTAAAGCCCCGAACTCATAATTCGGTAATCGTAGGTTCAAGTCCTACCTGTTGCACACCTTTGTAGCTCAGCGGAAGAGCAACAGACTTCTAATCTGTAGGTCGCTGGTTCGATCCCAGCCAGGGGTACGTTCCTATAGCTCAGCTGGTAGAGCAGCAGACTTTTAATCTGCGGGTCGATGGTTCGATACCATCTGGGGACACAAAATAGTATAATGGAGATATGATGAGAAATATATTAATAGTTGGAGACTCACACACAGCAAAGCTCGGTAACTGTGTGCCAGATGTTTTTCTTAGGGAAAACGTTGCACTGGAGTTTAAAGACTCCGATCAAAATTACGTAACCAGATACATAGAAAACGGTAACGAAGTTTGGCTTAGAGACTCATTAAGAATGTATGAAGACTCAGATATAAAAATATGGATGTCCTCACACCCAGGACGATCTGCCCTTAATTATGATTTTGAAAACTTTGCAAGCGGAACACAGAAATATATTCTTGATAATTGGAATCAGGATGGAAATATTGTTATACCTTGGCTTGGATACATAGACATTAGAAATTGGCTACCACAAACACATCTAAATAATTATAAATCTGCTGCAGATGTAGTATCTCAATACATGGATAATGTTTTAAATAAGTTTGATAAATGCCGTATAGTATTTATGGAACCGCTGCCACAGTTTATATGCATCATAACTAATGGGTGGAGAATAAATTCAAGCGATCCAGACATTGAGTTTGAGCGGAGGTATGAGCAGCACCTAGTGTTTGTAGAGGAGCTTAGAAAACAATGCTTAGAAAGAGGTCTGGAGGCCCCTATAAGGGTAGACGAGATACTGGGTACAGACATGATTGAGCCACACATGCAGCCTAAAAAACCTTTAAAGATTTTATTAAATGACCATATGACTCAAAAGTACTATGAAAAGATAGTCAAGCATATAGCAAAGACTATATAATAATTAATAGAAATGGTATACTGGGATTTATGGAAAATTTAAAGAAAACCGTAGTAGTGACTGGAGCCTCATTTGGCATAGGCAAGGCAACAGCAAAGCTGCTTGCAGAAAATAATTTTCATGTTATAGCAATTGCAAGAAGTATAGATGAGCTAAAGTCCATAGAATCAGACAATATAGAGGTCTACCAGATGGATATAACAAATAGATCAGAAGTAGAAAATTTTGGCAAGTATATCTATGATAGAAAAATAGATGCGTTAGTTAATAATGCAGGTGGTGGATTTAATTTGCCAAATAACATTATTACAGATGATGTAGACCATTGGAAAAAGTCTTATGATCTAAATGTTGTTGGCGCAATGCATATGACAAAAACTATAGCCCCATCAATGATAAAAAATGGCGGAGGCAATGTTGTTCTTATTACATCAATGGCAGGACATTTTGTTTATCGTGGAGGAAGCAGCTATACGGTTGCAAAGCATGCAGAAGTAGCGCTTGCAGAAATATTAAGATTTGAATTATTTGATAAAAATATTAGAGTCACAGAGATAGCGCCAGGCAATGTAAATAGTCGTGGTGATCGTGACAGGCACAATTGTTTAAACCCAGAAGATGTTGCGGATGCAATCAGATGGGCGCTCATGGTACCAGAACATGTAAATATAGAAACGCTCTCTATATTACATATAAATAATCTAAGTAGATAATAGGAGAAATAAAATGGCAGCAAAAGGAAGTTTAGAAGCAATTATTGAAGTTGCAAAAAAAGAAGTTGGAACTATTGAGGGTCCAAAAGATAATGAAACAAAGTATGGTGCATGGATGAAGGTTAACTTCCAGCCATGGTGTCAATCGTTTGTTTCTTGGTGTGCTTTCACAGCTGGTGTAGCAAAGTTTCCAAAGTCGGCATCAACAGTAGCAGCCTCCGATCAGTTTAAGAAAGAAGGACGTTGGTCAGATGCACGTAATGATGACCCACAGGCTGGCGACTGGATCTATTTTGATTTTCCAGATGATGGCGTAAATCGCATTTCACATGTTGGCCTATGCATTAAAAATAATGGAGACGGAACAATTCAGGTTATTGAAGGAAATACTTCTGGAACAGCAAAGGGAGATCAGCGCAATGGCGGAATGTGTGTTGAAAAAACTCGTGCGTATGTAAAGGATAACAAGAAGAAGCTACTTAATGCAGTTGTTGGTTGGGGCAGACCAGTATATGCTGGAGAAGAAAATGCACCTCTTTTAAATAAGTTGGCACCAGCACCAGTAAAGAAAGCGGCACCAGCTAAGCCAGTTGCAAAAAAAGTAGCACCAAAGAAGATTAAGTAATGTACGAATACTATGTTAGAAAAGTTGAAGGTGTAGTCGATGGGGACACAATAGATGTCCTCATCGACCTTGGTTTTGATATCCTGTTCGCTTCTAGGGTCAGACTAGCTGGAATAGACACTCCAGAATCAAGAACAAAAGATCTTGCGGAAAAGAAGCTAGGGCTAGAAGCTAAAGAGTATTTAAAGTATAAATTAAAGGATGCCAAGTCTGTTAAGATTAAGACTGAAAAGATGGACTCTTCAGAAAAATACGGAAGAATTCTTGGATGGCTATTCATAGATGACCATACAGCATCCATTAATGAGCAGATGATATTGGACGGATATGCTTGGGGATATCTTGGAGACACTAAGGTTAAAGACTTTGAAGCACTTGCAAAAGCAAGGGCAAAATCTAAAAAATAACTTGCGGTTCTGTTTACCTAAATGATATAATAGATTAGTGCCTGCCAAATGGGGGCACTAATTTAACTCGCTTAAAAGGAGCACAAAATGGTAACAAATTTCGCCATGGATCTTTTTAAAGATCCATTTTTTATTGGTTTCAACCGAGAGTTGGAGCGATTCAATAGTCTCAGCAAGGTAAATAATACAGCTTTCCCGCCGTATGACTTACTAAAGCTAGATGAAGACAATTATCAGCTATCGCTGGCAGTTGCTGGATTCACAAGAGAAGATTTAACTGTATCCATTGAAGACGGAAGTCTTTGGATCACAGGTGAAATTACAGAAGTAACAGACGCAGAGATTGTTCATAAGGGAATTGCTGCACGTAAGTTCACAAGAATCTTTGAGCTAAGTGAATACATGGAAGTTTCAAGTGTAGAATTAAAAGACGGAATGCTACATATCCGTGTAATTAGAAATCTGCCTAAAGAAAAACAACCTAAAATTCTAAAGATCAAGTAACATTGAGACCTGGGTATGTCCAAAAACTGCCCCTATAACAGAAAGATTAAAATGCCAGTATACGAATACAAATGTTCATACGACGATGCACATGCAACAATGTCAGTGCATAGATCTATTGTTGATGACGATCCAGGATATACATGTGTAGAATGCGAGTCTGAAATGACTAGACACTTTACACCGTTTGGCATACAGTTTAAAGGTAATGGTTTTTATAAAACCGATAATCCTAAGTAGTTTAAACTAACATTCTGCTATAATTACTAAGTAAGCAAAAATATTGCATTACTTAGGAGATCCTAATTGACTAGAAAGATTAAGCATTTTTTAACCAGCCTTTTTATAATCGGCTGGCTTTTACTTTTTGGTCCAAGCATTGCAAATGCTGAAGAAACAACAGTTCAGGTATCTCCAGTTACCCCTAATCCTTCTTCTGACACAGCCACAGCAACCACTCCTATTACAGTTGAGATAGTTGCAGATAAGGTTGAAGCGGCAGCCGATGCATTGCAGGCAGCAGCTCAGTCTCAAGGTAATGCGATCATAGAAACAGTACAGGCAAATGTTCCTGACACAACCCCCCAGCAAGCAGCAACAATTGCTACAACACAAGAGCCTATCGCAACAGCAGTTGCAGATGCTACAGTCAAGGTGCAAGAGGCCACAACAGCAATTCAATCAGCAGAAACAGCAGTCACAGTTGCTACAACAGCTCAAGCAGCAGTTGAATCACAAACTGCAGTAGTTGCAACAGCAACAACAAATCTAGATAATGCTCAAACAAATTTAAATACAGTAACTCAACAGGTTGAGTCTCAGACTACTATAGTTGCTACAGACACCACAAACCTTTCCGCAGCCCAAGCTGCTGCAGATGCTTCAGCCGTAGAAACCACAACTAATGGAATTGAAGTAACGACATACGCATCCCCTGGCGGACAGCAGCCACCGCTTCCAGCAGAAAATGCAACACCACTTTCAACAACAACAGTTCCTTATATTGCTCACCAATTTGGAAGCGGACAGGTATTTAATTCTGGGCGGGTAGACAATGTAATTGTTAAATTTGAAGGAACGATTACCGTTCCAGAAGAAGCAGTAACGGTAAAATATGCAATCCATTCTGACGATGGGGCAAAGATGTATGTTGACGGACAACTTGCAATAAATGAGTGGATTGATAAAGGCGGAGGATGGAGTCAATACTCTCCAACTTATAATACAACTACAGACAAGCAGCAGGACTTTACTATTTGGTATTATGAAAATGGTGGTGGATCACAAGTTATACTTGGCTGGTTAATCATGAAACAAGATGGAAGCGGATATTTTACTACTCCAAATCAAACAGCATTTGCAACTACAATAGTAACAAAAGATCCAGAGCTGGTTGCTGCAGTTGCTACAGCACAAACAACTCTTAATACTGATACCGCAGTTCTTAATACTCTTACTACACAAAAGACCGCAGCAGAAGCAGTAGTTGTAGATAAAACAGAGGTCAAGTCAGCAGAAGTTGCTACACTGAATCAGCTTACAGAAACTGCTACAGTAACAGTTCAAACAGCAGACACCCTTGCTAATACAGCAACAACAAAGGTAAATGAAGCAGTAACTGCAATGACAAATGCAGCACAGGTTACAGTTAATTATTATTCAGAGCAACAAGCAGCAGCACAAGCCGCTGCAAATGCCGCAGCAGAGGCTGCAGCAGCACAAGCAGCACAAGAAGCAGCAGCAGCGGAAGCTGCAGCACAAAGAGCAGCTGCACAAGCAGCAGCAGCAGAAGCAGCCGCCAAGGTAGCAGCGGAAGCTGCAGCAAAGGCAGAAGCAGAAGCCAAAGCGGCAGCGGAAGCGGCAGCTAAAGCTGAAGCAGACCGTGTAGCCGCAGAGGAAGCCGCTGCTAAAGCAGAGGCTGATCGTTTAGCAGCAGAAGAAGCGGCAGCGCAGGCAGAAGCAGAAGCAAAAGAACAGGCAGAAGCAGATGCTAAGGCTGAAGCAGATAGATTAGAAGCAGAGGCTGAAGCGGCAGCGCAGGCAGAAGCAGATGCTAAGGCTGAAGCAGAAGCAAGGGCCCAAGAAGAAGCAAATGCTAAAGCAGAAGCGGAAGCTAAAGCACAAGAAGCGGCAGATGCAAAAGCGGAAGCTGAAGCAAAAGCTGCAGAATTAGAAGCTGCAAAGGCGGAAGCAGAAGAATTAAAGAAAGCAGCTGAAGAAGGTAAACTAACTGAAGAACAAAAAGAAGTTGTTGTAGAAAAACTTCTTGAATCAATTAAGCCTGGAGAAACAGTTTCATCTGCAGATATAAAAGCAGCAGGCGTATCATATTCTGATTTGCCACCAGCAACACCAGTAGATGTTCGTACTGATGAAAATGGAAATGCTGTTGTAATTACTGCAGCCGTTGCTGCCCAAGTAGAATTATTACAAGACCCAGGAGCGCTGGCGAAAGAACTGTTTACAAACCCAGCAGCAGCATTGGCTGCATTTGGAAGCATAGGTGCGGATATGTCAGATGAAGAAAGAGAAGAAGCAACAGATATGGTGGTTGCTACAGTTGTAGCTGCAGGCGCAGCAATCAATGCAGCAGGAGTCGCTGCAGCTGGATCCACTGGAGGTGGAACAGGTGGCGGAGGAAGTTCTGGGGGAGGCTCATCAGGAGCCAATTCACCAGGTTCACGAGGAGGAAGAAAATGGTAAGAATAGTAAAGAATATCTTAAAGGATATGGTAGACCAAGCATGGACCCTTCTTGGAATGTTTATTGCTTGGGTAGTTCTGGACGGAAGTGCAAAGACAATTGTTGGATATGGAATCATGGCGACAACTGCTCTTTGGATAATTACAAGTCCGATCAGAAATAGAGAGGATTAAAAATGGCAAAAGCGTATATTGAAGAGCCAACACAGGTAGGATCAGGAGCAATTGCAAGCATCAATAATATTATTATGCGAATAATTGCAGTATTTGCAGCATCTGGATTATCAGTAATTGGAGCAGGTGCAGTAGTAGGAATTAGCACAGCTAAAGCAGTAATATTAGCTGGGACTCTTGGCGTTGCCACCGTAGTTGAAAGGCTTGCACGAGGTTTCCTAGATGATGGCAAATTAACGGTAGCAGAAATTAATGCAGCATTTTCAGCAGTAGATAAAAAAGCTGCTAAGTAATGATATAATTATACTATGAATAAATATCGCATTAAATTAGATGTTGAGGTTGAAGTAGAAGCCTTTAATACAGAAGATGCATCAGAATATATTCATGATATTTTTAATATAGATGACGAAATTAAAAAAGTTAATATCGTTAAAATAACAACTAAATAGTCGTTGACAAACCCGCTGTTTCCCGTGTATACTTACATAGTACAGCGGTTTTGTGCGTAATGGTCCATAGCTCAGTTGGTAGAGCGCCAAACTGTTAATTTGGATGTCCCAGGATCGAGACCTGGTGGACCAGCGTACGCCCGAATGGTGGAATCGGTATACACGACAGACTTAAAATTTGTTGCTTCATCGCATGTCGGTTCAAGTCCGACTTCGGGTACTAGAAAAGGTAAAAGTAATTTGTTACATCTAACTGAGAAAGGTGTCGAGATTTTTATTAAAAGATCTCAAACAAAATTACAAGAATCATTTTGGAATAACTATGATCTTGTAATTTGGAAAAAAGATAGTGGCGGCTATACTGATGTAAAAGGCATGTATAGGAAAGATGCTTGGGGTAAGGCAGAAAAGATTTCTGTCAGCCGTGAAGGAATCTGGGAACTGCCAAAACGATATGTCAAATATTTTAAATAGTTTAAATGTAGATGAAGATAATTTAGATTGGTACAAGCTAGCTCTTTGCTTGGGAATGGACACCAATCTTTTCTTTGATAAGTATGAAGCAGATATCAATATAGCAAAAAGCATAGACGAGGCATGCCTATCATGCCCAGTTATTAAGTTATGCTATGACAGTGGTGTAGCAAATAGTGATTATGGAGTATGGGGTGGAGTTTATTTAAATTCTGGATCTCATGACAAGGTTAGAAATGCACATAAGACAAAAGAAGTATGGAAAAGAATAAAGGAAAAGCATGTTTATTGATAAAAATAAAGATCATTTTAAATATGGTGTCAATGAGTGGACTGGTGAACCAAATAAGCCAACATTTTATAATAAGGATATGGCACTTAAAATAAGGGAGCTAAAGAAGCCAGACGGCAACTTACAGATGGACATTGTAAAGTATCCAGATTTCCTAGCAATAAGGCTTTACGAAGATAATTTTGCACAATACGACGGCTCAATGAGAGTCAGAGTTATAGAGTATGTAGAAATGGTAAAAAATATTTTGGAATCATATGGCGTTAGAGTAGAGCTTGAAGGAAAGCCTGGGGGAAAAAACAATGGATAAAGTTTTATGTTACTCATGTAATAAAAGCAAAAATGAACTTGCTGCAAAAAAATCATTGCTTATGCCAATTAATTTACTTCTTTGCAAATCCTGTACGGAAAATAAAATTGAGCCAAGATGGATAATTATTTTGGCTGGCAGACAATATGGTGCTGAGCATGTTAAAGAATATATTGCAAAAAAGAAGTATATTGGACTAGACATAACAGCGTCTGAGTTATTAATTTAACATAAATAATAAGGTATAATTATAGATATAATGAAGATCTCTATAATTCAGATACTAATAACTCTGTTCGCTGCATCTATAAGTGGTGTATTTACTGCGTGGATGAACTCTAGGCGAGTAAAAAAAGATAAAATTGCACAATTAGCAGATAAAGCACACGACCAGCTATTACTAGAAATCAAGGACCTTCAGATTAAGCTCTATAAATTAGAGAAAGATCTGAATGAGTGGAAAGATAAATATTTTGAAGCCTTACAGGAATTAATTCAGGTAAAGGCAGAGCTAGAAGGAACTATGCTTAAATTGACACATATAGAAATTCATTCCAATGAGGACTAGCCCTACAAATATAGAAATAGTATACTAATAGCATGACTTGTATTGTTGCTATTGCCCAAAATGGTGTTGTCTATATGGGATCAGACCACGCCGCCTCAGATGATAAAACTGGGTGGATCCTGTCACGAAAAGAACCAAAAGTTTTTAAGGTTGGGCAGTACGGAGTTGCATTCACAGACTCGTTTCGCATGGGACAAATACTACAGTATTCTTGGACACCACCAAAGTATACTCCAACAAAAACAAATTCTGGCCTAGATAAATTTATGAGAACTAAATTTATTGATTCAGTTAAAGCTGCGTTTAAAGATAATGGATATGGAAGCATTGGTTCCTCATCAGAAGAAGATACTGGTGGAATTTTTATTGTCGGTGTATGCGGAAGAATCTTTACTATAGATGAAGACTTTCATGTTGGAGAAAATGTTGTAAACTATATGGCAGAAGGTAGTGGTGGAATGATAGCCCTAGGAGCTTTATACGCTACTAAGAATCAGAAGAATCCACGCTTACGCCTAAAGGCGGCATTAGAAGCAGCAACTGAGTTTAATATGAGCGTGGCAGCACCCTATACATATATTCAAGTTTAGTGTATAATTGATTCATGAAGACTGTTGCGTACATACTTATAGCTTTTTCAATCATATCTGCAATTAAGTGGGTAAAGGCTAGATACAGTGTTGGAATTTATTATATAAATAAATTAGAAGAGATAGAAGAGCAGTCTCAACAAAGAAAATATCCCATAGATATAATGGATCTTAAACCAGAAAACTATGACCATGCAATGGATTTAAGAGGGGCTCCAACACATTTATGTCCATGCGGATGCAACATCTGGAACGTAAAGGTTATATTTGAAGAGTTTGAAATAGCAACATACTTTCTTGATATGGAATGTGCCAACTGCGGAAGCATGGCAACAGCACCAACACTACTAGACAGAGAGATACAGGAATGAGAAAGTCTGAAAGATTAAGGCAGCTTGAGCTGGCTGTTGTTAGAATGGAAATGCATATTGAGTTGCTTACTTTAAGTATATCTAATTTATTAGAAACACAAGGAATGGCTCCTATGCAGCCTACAGAATCGCTAGATAGCGGAAAATGGTATAAAAGAACTACAGAAACCCCTTGACATCCTGCTGATATTTAGTAGAATTAAGGCATGAATAAAAAACTAATAGCTGCGTTAATCGCAATCACACTAGCAGTACCTACAACCGCTCATGCAGCGGGACTACAGAATCGTACAGATTCAACACCAGCAGTTGCTGTTCTAGATACAGCAATTGACACATCGCTACCAGCATTTCAAGGTAAAATTATTCAAGAGGTTTGTATTCTAGAGTGGACAACATGTCCAAATGGACAGTCATTTATGGAAGGCAAGGGAGCGGCCTCAATGCCTGCAAACCTAATAACTCTTGGCGGATTTGATCACGGAACACTAATGACATCTGTTTTTGTAAAAACAAACCCAAACGTAAATATTGTTTTCATTAAGATTATTGGTAATACAGCGACTGGAATGAGACAAAATGCTGGCGAAGCAGCAGTGTACAATGCACTTAACTGGGTAAAGGCCAATGCTTCTAAGTATAATATTCAAGCAGTCACAATGTCTCAGGGAATGCATAATCTTGGTCCAGTAGGAACTGACTACTGTCCAAAAACTCCAACAACACAACAGTCGGTTAAAGATTTGATTTCTATTGGTATTCCAACCTTCTTCCCTTCAGGGAATGGCCGTGACTACAAGCGCATCGATTGGCCAGCATGTTTAGATGAATCAATTTCTGTCGGTTACGTAGACCAGCAAAATGAAATTTCAGTTAATAGCAATAATGACACTCAAAAACTAGATTTCTTTGCACCAGGCTTCTTTACGGTTCCTGGAGTCGGCAACGTTGCAAAAAATATCTCAGGGTCATCTGCTTCAATTCAAGTAGCTGGAGCTCAATGGATTCAGCTAAAGTCAGCAAATCCTTCATATACATATGATCAATTGCTAAATGCTTTTCGTTCAACCACGTCTTCTACAGTTGGAAGGCAGGGTACGTTTAATAAACTAATTAATATTAATGGAGCGCTTGCATACAAGCCTGTTGTAGTCGGTCCCACACCAGCAGAACTTGCTGCACAAAAAGCAGCAGCTGATGCAGCAGCAAAAGTTGCAGCACAAACCGCTTTAAAGGCTGAGATTGACAAGGCAATTGCAGTAGCACAAGCAGAATATGATGCTACAGTAAAAGCAGCAGCGGATAAGCTTGCTGCATACAAATCAGCGCAGTTAGCACGACTAAATGGATAACAAGCTAACCGTACTTGAAGAAATTATTAAAGAGATTGGTGAGGAGTTGTACCAGAAATGGTACAACGCCCTTGCTATTGAAGACAGAACTGAAGATGCTTCAAAAGCAATGTCAGTTAATGCAGGAGAAACCGCAGTTTGGGTAATCCAAACATTTATGAATAAATTTAATAAAGCAGCGGATGAATTAAAGGGAGAGTAAGTTGATTGTTACAGATGAAAGTTTTGATAAAGTTCTTGAGTCACACAACTTAGTTCTTATCGACTTTTGGGCCCCATGGTGTGGTCCATGCAAAAAAGTATCTCCAATCCTAGACGAGATATCAAATGAGCGTGGATTATGGATTGGAAAGTTAAATGTTGATGAGAATCCCATCAAATCAGCAGAATACTCTGTAACCTCTATCCCGTATATGGTACTATTTAAGTCTGGTAAGCCAATTAAAACTATTGTTGGCGCCAAGCCCAAGCATCTCATTTTAGAGGAGCTTTCAGAATGGATCTAGAGCCTGATGAAGGATACATTAACCATGTAGAGTTTGAAATATGGCTCAAGAATGGTTATGACAGAGGCTGGATATCAGATGTATTTTGTAATACACATGATGGTCCGCCAATGACAGAAGAAGAAATGCAAGAATGGGATGAAGGCGGAGATCCGTGCTCATTCCAAGTAAAAGTAATAGAACTAAACTAAATTTCTGTTCTCATCAAGAGGCAGAAGAAATAAGGAGAATAAATTAAATGAACTCATTTAAGAAAGTATCGCTAATCATCGCTGCAGCCCTGACTAGCACAATGCTAGTATCGCCAGCAGCTAACGCTAACGCTGGAACTGTCACACTAACAGTGGCGGGATCTGCAGCAACAGGTGGAACAGTAGTAACAACTCCTGTAGCACTACCAGTACCAGCAGATAACAGCATCGATGCAGCAGATGCATTGAAGATTGCCGTGACATCAGTAGACACAGGCACAGTAGTAACAGCAGTTGCAGTTAATGCAACAATTGTTCCTGCTCTAGCAACATCAGCAGCGCCAGTAACTGCATCAAACGGTTCTTCAACACTTTCAGTTTCAACAGGAACTGGAAACTCAGCAGACTTTTATGTATATACTAAGAGCACATCAGTAGGATCAGTATCGATTACTCGTGCTGGAACTACAACAATTTATTATGTACAAGGTACCGCAGGTGCTTTGAACTCAATTACACTAACTGCTCCTGCATCAGCAGCAGCAGGCACATCACAGGTGCTTAAGGTGTCTGGATACGACGTGTTTGGTAATCTAAAGGGTGGGGCCACAATTAATACTTTGGTTTCAAGCTCAGGAGCAGCATTGGCAACAGCGCTGACAACAGACACAGCA